ATACAGGCTGATCAATTCGAGTGGCTCGGGCGGAAGGATGAAATTGTTGCTGCAGATGCATACCAGTGTGGTGTTATAAGTCATTGGAGAATGTATGCAGTGGAGGTGAGATCTCATTAGTGAAGTTAATGTCAGAGAAAGAGTCATAGATTTTTTTGCATATTGCTTACGTGATCTATATAAGGGATTGCCGGTTATACAATCGAAGCAAGACATTGCAATTGAATACGAACGATACCTTCTTATTGATTTAATGGGCGAGAAGAATATCGGCAATAGTGAAAAATGGGTACCTGAAAAAGAAGAGGTACATATTTTGGGATTAGTAGAAACAACTTTAAACATAAGAGCCTTTGGCACTGGTAGTGTCGAGGTTCTTTCGCTTTTAAATGGGTACTTAACATTACCAACTATAGTCGATAAATTCCAAGAAGCTAACATTGCTGTAAATAGTATTGGTAGTGTCATGGATCTTACTGATTTAATTGATGGTAGTCGTTACGTTGAAGAAGCTGCAATTGATTTAACTGTTTCTTACGATCGAGATGCGATTTGTAATCCTGGCTGGTTTGAAACGGTGTTTATTGAGGGGCGGTTGACTGAAAAGGGAACCAATCATGTGATTGCTTCAGGGATTCATTTTGAAGCAAATATAAATATTGAAAAGGAGAATGAATAATATGGCTAATCTTGATAGAATCATCAATGCCCAAATATCTTTAAATACAACAGGCATTAGTAGTGCTGGATTCAGCACCTTGATGATTGTTGGTCCACATGCAAACAGTTTGAGCCGTGTGTTGACTATTACTGATGTAGATGAGTTGATGGATATGGGATTTACATCAACAGATGCTATTTATCAGGCGGCGAGTGATGCATTTGCGCAGACCCCTCGTCCAAGTGTAGTTAAAATAGGACGGTTCCAATGTGATACAGTGAAGGTAAAAATGCCGATGGCTGTTGTGGAAGGAGCAGAATATGGTGTTTCGGTACAACGTTTAGATGGCAATGGCAATTTGATTGAAATCAAAGCAATTTACATAGCTCAATCGTCTGATACTGTAGACAAGGTAATGACGGAATTATCTAATAAGATTGATGAATTGGATACTGCTCCTAAATTTTATGCGGCATCTGTAATGGAGGATGAACTTGTTGTTAAATCCACCGATCCCAAAACAAGCTTTGTAGTTGTTCCAAATGGAAAACTGGAAGTGAGTAGCCAGGAACCCGCTACAAATATTGATGTGAGCAGTAATATGGCAATGATTTGTGATGCTGATAATGACTTCTACGGTATTTGTTATGTGGATCGTACTGAAGATGCTGTTTTAGCTATGGCAGAATGGACAGAAGCTCATATTAAATTATATGGTGTTACGGTTACTGCTCCTGGAGCGAAAAATGCGGAAATAACCAATGATATTGGATCTAAATTACAGGCAGCTAATTATTATAGAACTCATTGGTGGTATCATGAAAAAGATAATGAGTATCCTGAAGCTGGAATTGCTGCACGTTGTTTTGCAATCGATCCTGGTGGCGAAACTTGGGCCAATAAAAAATTATCAAGTATTACTGTAGATAATTTGAATGAAACTGAATACAATGCCATCAAAGCTAAAAATGGCAATACATTTGAGAAATTCCGTAATGTTACAATCACTCAAAATGGCAAAGTTGCTGCAGGGGAGTGGATTGACGTTATTCGGTTTCGTGACTGGCTAGTAGAGACGATTCAGACGGAAGAATTTAGTATGTTGATCAACAGAGACAAGTTGCCGTTTTTAGACTCCGGCATTGGCCTTGTTGAAAGTACACTTAATGCGGTATTAGTTCTTGGGCAAAAACGTGGTGGTATTGCCGAAAACGAATTAGACGATGATAATAATGTTATTCTTGGCTTTAAGATATCTGTGCCTAAAGCGGCAAATATTTCTGCCAATGTAAAAGCTCAACGTGTGTTGCGTGATGTGCAGTTCACCGCTCGTTTGGCTGGTGCAATTCATGCGATGGAGATCAAAGGTTCTTTAACGTATGAAAATATTAAGAGTGCATAACGGAGGTGTAAGATATGCCGAATGTAAAAACATATGATCCCAAGAAGGTAATGGTAATTTTTGGGCCGGTTGTGTTGACTGGTTTTGCTGAAGATACGTTTATTAATATTGAAACAGATGGCGATGGCACAACGGCTGTTGTTGGATGTGATCAGGAAATCGTTAGAAGTATTGATCCTGGCAGCATCATCAAAAAGGTTACACTTTCTTTGTTGCAATCAAGTGATAGCAATGATGAATTAAGTGCTATCCATGACGTTGATAACCAAGCTGGTGCAGGCTTGATGCCTTTGGCAATCAAAGATCTGTCTGGAAGATTGTTGATGATGAGTGATCAAGCTTGGATTACGAAAAAGCCAAATGTCAATCGTGGCAAAAGTGCTAGTGAAGGGAAATGCCAATGGGTACTATTAGCGGCTGTACCTGATTCTGCTTTCCTTGTAGGAGGTCATAGTTAATGGAATTAGCAAATGTCGAAATAAAAGAAAAAGAGATTGGTGAAAATGTGTATTTTGTACGACCGTTTCCGCCGCAGAAATCTTTGGAACTTCTTGGTGATTTACAAGCTGTTGTGACATCTTCACTTGATACAGCAGTGGATAAGAAAGATGATATTGAGTCTAACACTGAAGAAGAATCTGTGTTAGATAGAAATATCAACATTGGTGCAATTATTTCTGGTGTTGGTAAAAATTTAAAGGGACCAGTCCTGGTAAACTTTGCCAATAGGATAATTAACAAAGACTTTATTTCTATCAAAAGGCCGTCAGATGAAACTCCTGTAAAATTAGAAAAAAATATTTCGGATAATATTTTTGCAGGACGATTAAAAGAAATGATTCAGTTGATGTACTTCGTCTTGGAGGTAAATTATGCTGATTTTTTCGAGAATCTTCCCGACCTTTCTGGAATCCTTCAGGAGCTTGGGATAAAGAAGAAATAACAATACCAGGTAAATTAAGACCTGATTTAAGTAGAGAGTCATTGATATGGCGTCCGGTATTAGCTGGGAAAGTAACAATGACGGAACTTAAATTAGGTCTTGTTAATTTGGTTGATTTATTGAAAATCAATGCGTTGCTCGACATGGAGGCTGATATACAACGTTATGCAGCAGAGCATCCCAAAAAGGATGGTGATGAACATTGAAGCTAAGAGAATTGTTAATAGGTATTGGTTTTAAAGTTAATGAACAAAATATAAATGCAGTTGAAAGTAAAATAGGAAAAATCAAAAAAAATCTTAGTGAAGTTGGGACAGCATCTACTAGAGCTGCTGACATGACTAGTAAAGGCATGGCCACAGTTGGTAATGCATCTGAGCGTGCGAAACAAAAAACAGAAAGCGCGTTTTCTGGTATTGAATCTAAAGCTCGTGGTGCCAATGAAGAACTGCACAAGATGGATAGTACTTTAACCGGCTTAAAGAATAAGTTTGTTGGTGCATTAGCTTTTTTGGGAGTTACTCTTTCTTTAGGGAACATTATCAGGATGGTTGATGAATGGAAAGTTGTTAATGGACAGGTTGCATTGACTACTAAAAATCAGCAAGAATCTTTGATGGTACAAAAAGAACTTTACCGCATGGCTATTGATACCAGACAGGCATATGCATCTACTGCTACATTATATGCATCAGTAGCGAGGAATTCTTCTGAATTAGGGAAAAGTGCCGAAGATGTTTTAGGTTTTACTGAAGATGTATCCAGAGCAATGATGATTGGTGGTGGCAGTGCTGCATCTCAACAGGCCGCACTTATACAGTTGGGGCAAGCTTTAGGTTCTGGCGTACTCCGTGGTGATGAGTTGAATTCTATTATGGAGCAAGCGCCACGTTTAGCTAAAGCTATTGCTGAAGGTATGGGAACAACGATTGGCCAGCTTAGGGTACTTGGTAAAGAAGGTAAACTAACGGCTATAGATGTTTTCGATGCAATTAGGAAGAGCTCTGAAAAGTTGAAACGTGAAATGGGAAAAATCCCTTGGACGGTTAATCAGGCAGGGGTAAGAGTATCAAATGCTCTTGGTAACTTATTCTCGAAGTTAGAAAAAAAGACCGGTATTGTTAGTTCTATAGCGAAAGGGTTCGCAAGCATTGGTGATTATATTGATAATATCGATATAGATAATTTTGTAGCTGGATTTCAATTATTAGTTATTTATGCATCTGCATTTTTTGTTGTTTCTAAATGGAATAGTTTACTGACTGGAATGAAATTGTTAAAAGATGTTATTTTAGGGATAAAGGATGCCTACCTTTTAGCAACAGGGGCACAAGTTGTTTTTAGATCAGGAAGTGCAAGAAGTATAGCAATGGCGATTGTTCCTTTTGCAAAATTTGCACTGATTGCTGCAGCTATTGCTATTGTAATTTTGGCTATTCAAGATCTTTATGTATGGATAGAAGGCGGCGACAGTGTTATCGGGCGGCATGTTGGCTCGTGGAAAGATTTTATAAAAGAATTGAGTCGCCGCTGGGAACAATTGAAAGACGAATTTTCTAAATCGATTGCTCCATTGGTAAGTGCAATTCAACCTTTCATTAATACCTTCAAAGATATTGTAAATTGGATAGATAGCTGCATTAGTAAATTTGAAAGTTTTCAAGCGAAAATAGCGGCATGGAATCCTCGTAAAAAGCTTTCTGAATTTGGAGATTGGGTTGGTAATATTTATCTTGGTGGAGCGAATAAAAACACTGGTAATGATTATATTGCTAAAAGTGTAGCCCGATCAAACACGAGAAATTATTCTGATCAAAGTACACATACTAATAATATAAATATATTTGCGAAAACAAATGCAACACCTGCTGAAATTGGAGTTGGTGTTGCTAATGCGATTGAGCCTGCTAATGGTTATGAATTCGATCTTTCTTCCGGGTTTGATTATGATTTCCCAATATTGGAGGATAACTAAATGTTAGCTGATATTTTAGGGATAAACCCCAAGAATCCAACTGAAATAGGGACTTTGAAGGTTGATATTGTAAGATCTTTTGAATATCAGATGGATCAAGAGGTAACTGAGCATCCGGTTGAAACTGGGTTTGAAATACATGACTCAATTATAAATAAAGCAATCAAGGTGGATATGACGATAGGAATTTCGTCACATCCAGTAACATGGTTTTATAAAAATAGCCATGGTCAACATAAGTTTGCTAGTGGGTTATCGGCGCTTGAGCAAATCCGCGATAATAAAGAGCCAGTTACCATAGTGAGGCCTGATAAAATTTGGTCAGATATGGTTTTAACAAGCGCAAGGCCAGTTCGCAATGATGAAAGTAAATCAATCATATGGGTAAATTGTTCGTTTGTTCATATAACGAAAGTTGCTACACAAACCACTGAGGTACCGGAAGATATTGTTGATGAGTCTGCAAGAGATAGTGCAGGAGAAACTGCAGCTGATGGTGGTACTGCAACGCAAACAGATATTGGGAGTATTAGCAGTGATTCTGAAGAAATTGAAGATACTGGAGAAGAAAAGCCGTTGAATAAATCTATAGCTGCTCAAGGAGTTGACTGGGGAGTAAAGAAAATACAGGACATAATGAACAGCATTGGGTTAGGATGGTGAACGTATGGAAGCAATAAAATTCAATGACGCCAATGATATTGTTACTAAAGTTGTCTTAGATAATGTCCAGTATAGGATTCGGTTAACTTGGAATGCAGTCGGTGAATTTTGGACGCTACATTTATGGGATAACGATAAAAAACCGTTATGCTGTAATCTTAAGATAGTGCCAAACTTTCCGCTTTTGATGAATCATCACAGGCCAGGTATTCCTTCAGGGGAATTAATTGTTCTAACAGACCTTGAAAAGATAACTCGTAGCAGTTTTTCGAACGGCGCTGCCAGTTTGATTTATGTGACGGAGGCAGAGTTTTATGGGAAAACAGTTTGACCGTGTTTATCGTTTACTGGTTGGGGTAGAGGGCAGTGATGGTATTGTTATTGAAGGTAAGCCTAAAGAGAATGCGTTAAATATAACATTTGATATTGACAAAGACCTGACAAAGCAGACTAACAAATGTCGCTTGCAGGTCTTTAATTTATCTGATAAAACAGCAAAGATATTTGAACGAGATGATAGCATTTGTATTCTTGAAGCTGGATATAGTGAAGATATCGGTCTTAGACGTATTTTTGTTGGCGCAGTTTTAAAAGCATGGACATCCCTTAAAGGAGCAAATATGGTTACTGAATTGGAGCTATCTGATGGGCAAATTGCAATCCGTGATTGTGTTGTGTCTTTATCATATGCTGCAAGTGTTTCTGGGCGAAAAGTTATTGAGGATGTTGCTGCTGCAATGGGATTAGTTGTTCAGTTCGCTGAGGATTTGAGCTACTGCAGCTATGCTAATGGCTTTAGTTATATAGGTCCTGGGAGAACTTGCCTTGAAAAAGTATGTGCTGCATCGGGGCTGTCTTGGTCTATACAAAACAATGTGTTGCAAATCATAGAAGATGGCGGTAGTACTAAAGTTATAGCGATAAAGTTAAATGCAGATAGTGGACTTATTGGATCTCCAGAAAGGATCATTAAAGCTGCTAAAAAAATAAAAAAAACATCAAGTAAAAAGTCGAAAAAAAATAAAGGAAAAGAGAAAAAGGCTGGCTGGAGAGTTTGTTCTTTGCTGCAGCCGACACTGAATCCTGGAGATTTGATTTATCTTGAAAGCAAGCCAGTAACAGGTTGGTTTAAAATTGAATCTTTAAAACATACTGGAGAATACAGAGGGAAAAAATGGCACACTAATATGGAAGTATATGAGATTGGAGGAGAGGATAAAAAATGAATTCAATTTCAAGTGTTGGAAAAGCGAGCCCAAATCCTAGCGTTGAAGCCATTGATAAAGCTATGAAACAGCGTATTGGTGAAATTAGGACGGGAATGCCTGGGGAAATAATTTCGTTTGATGCTGGTACTTGTATGGCTACAGTAAAACCATCTTTGCAATATCATACTGCAGATGGAGATATTTTAGATTATCCTTTGATAATCGGCGTACCAGTTTTTATGCCACATGCAGGAAATGCTCAGATAACCTATCCTGTAAAAGTTGGAGATAGTTGCTGGATTGCATTTGCTGAACGCAGCTTAGATGAATGGCTTGGTAAAAGTGATAGTGATAATCATGATCCGAGGCAGTATGATTTAACTGATGCAGTATGTTTTGTCGGAATGAGAAAAGTACAATCAATATCTGCAGATAACGTTGAAATCATTAATGGTCCGACTTCGATTAGCTTAACGCCTGATCAAAAAATTAATATTGTTGGTGATGTAAATATAAAAGGAAATATCACTTGCTCCGGAACATCGAAAATGTCAGGGAATATTACTTGTGATGGTGATGTTATAGCGAGTGGTATATCGTTAACGGATCATACTCATGGCGGTGTTGAAACAGGCGGTGGAAATACATCTGGACCGCAATAAGGAGGCCGAGCTATGGTTGATATTGCATTACATGCAAATGATCATGATATCTTGATTAAAGATGGAGATTTTTTGCTGATTGATAACGCCGAACGAGTTGCTCAACAAATAAAAGTTAAGCTACTGACTTTTCTCGGAGAATGGTTTTTGGACACTACTTGGGGCGTGCCTTACCTCGAATATATTCTTGTTAAGCAACCTAATCAAGAGTTGATCAAACAAATTCTGAGTGAACAAATATTGTCGGTTGATGATGTGAAAAGTTTAAATGCGTTGGAACTGGATTATCAGGTCAAAGTCCGGACATTGATTATAAATTATGAAGTGTCAACAGAATACGGTTTGATTACCAGGAAGGAGGTGCTGGGGTATGGCGATAAATAGTAATACTAAGTATGGTGTTACACCACAAGGTTTTGTCAGAATGAGACTGCCTGAAATACAAAGTAATCTTTTTGATAGATTTGAGAGTAAAGTTGGTCAGGCAGTAAGCCGAAAGCCTAATAGTGTAATTGCTATTATATTGAGTCTAGTTGCAGAGGAGTCTGACCAGCAGTGGCAACTTGCTGAATATGATTATTATGCACGTTCACCGATGACTGCTGATGATGGAAGTATTGATAATACTGTTATGTATAGTAATGTTCTGCGGCGTGGAGAAGAATATACATATTTTTATGAAGTTTGTTATGGTCGCAATGGTTTTGTTTTACCTGCAAATTGCCAGGTAAAAGGTAGTGATGGAGAAAAGTATAATATTGCTGCTCCTGATATTATCACTCTTGACAATTGCGTAAGCGTTACTTTATTTATCCCGAACGTTACTGAAGGTGATTCGTTCGGATTTATATTAAATAAATCAGTGCGTGTTAGTTATACTGCAGTGACAGGAGATAATGTTGAGGCAGTTTATTCAAAACTTTTACAGCAAATATCTGGAGATGAGTGGTCTGGCAGCATTTTGGATGGAAACTTAGTGCTTAATCAGACTGATCGCAGATATGGTGGTACAGTAGTTCCTACGGAAACTTTTACTGTTATCGAAGTTGGGACACCAATCAAATTTGTGGCCGAGAATTATGGACCGTTAGATCCATTATTAAAAACAGTAACGTCTATTAATACCAACTACGATGGGTGGACTGCTGCTAGTAATGAATCAGCGGCTTATGTGGGTAGAAATCTTGAAACTACAACAGAATTACGTCAACGATATGCTGCAGCAGTATTCCGAACGAGTCGTGCTATGAAAGAAAGTATAAAGGCCGCATTGTTAGATCTTCCGGACGTAGATAGTGTGACTGTGTATGAAAATCGATCTGACGAAATTGTTGATGGAATGAAGCCGCATAGTTTTGAGGTTATTATTCATGGCGGTGATGATATTCAAATTGCACAGACTATTTTAGAAAAGGGACCTATTGGTATTGATAGCAATGGGTCCATAGAAATGACTGTAATTGATAGTGAAGGGACTCCAGAAAAAGTTTATTTTAATCGTCCTAAAGAAATTCCGATTTATATCAAAGTTACAGTTTGGGAATATAAGGAGGAAAATTTACCAGGAGATTTAGTTAATACAATAAAAGATATCATCATTGAGAGCGGTAGCAACCTTGGAATGGGCAAGGATGTTATCGCTCAACGTTTTTTAGGACCTATTTATTCTAAAGTTAATGGCATCGGTTATATGGAGATAGTTGTATCTGAAGATGATCAGGTTTATACAGAGAAAAGTATTCCTATAGATCGTGGGGAGATTGCTGTATTTGATGCCGAACATATCACTGTTGCAATGGAGATTAAATCATGCTGACATCAAAAGAAAGGATGCTTAATTTACTTTTATCTCAATTCTCTGACAGAAAAATTATTAAAGCATTGCTTGAAACAATTGGAGAAGAATTTGATTTTCATAACACACTGAAAAAACAAATCAGGACAGAGATATGGCCAGATGTTGCCGTTGGTAAACAACTTGATATGTGTGGAGAGGTTGCCGATATTAGCAGAAAAGTTGATGCATCAATGTCTGTGGACTTTTTCGGATTTCCTGACCATGGTAATAATAGCTTTGGTAAAGCCAGATTTAGAAGATACGGAGAACCTTATTTGAGCTCGTCTGAACTTCGAGATAACGAATATCGTTTGGCTATTTTTTCAAAAATTGCTAAAAATACCACAGATGGAAGTAGGCAAAGTACTATTGACAGTATTAAGCGAATGTTTGGTGTGAGTCGAGTAATTGCTATCAATGCTGGTAACGCAAAAATGAGAATTGGTATAGGTAGGGTCGTTACACCTAATGAACTTAAGCTGATAAACGCTTTGGATTTAATAATAAGAGGCGCCGGAATTGGGGTTATATACATTTATTGGTTTAATGGCGGAGATACTTTCGGATTTAGTAGGAATGGCAAAAATATTGGTAATTTTGTTGGATTTTCAAAAGGTACGTTTGCGAGAATATTACAAATAGAAGGGAGTTTGATATAAATGTCTATTGTTCAACCAGATTTTTCAAAAATATTTGCATCTGGCGCTGCTATTGGAGAGTTACTAAATTGGCCAGATGAAAACTATTTAAGAGGGTGGGGGTATTTGAAGGAGTCAGAACCACCGCCGATGGAATTTTTCAATGCTTTGGCCAATTTATCTGATACTAAAGATAATTATTTATTTCAAGCAATAAATATACGTAAGAATAAAACACAGTATCATATAGATGACATTGCAACAACACCTAATTTGACATCTAAATATCAACTTATTTGTATTCAGGAAGGTGTTACTGCGGAAGCAGAACCTACTTGGCCTGATACTGATGGAGAAGAGGTTTTGGACGGCGCTTGCAAATGGCGTGTTACATCTAAAGTTGCTAATGGGATTACTATAGCAGAAGATGAACCAATAAATGCACGTGACTATTCTGTATGGCTTGCATTAAATGCAAATAATGATATAGCTAAATTAAAATATAAAACAGCACAGAAAACGTGGAAACAGTTGCTCATAGAAAGCAAATTGTCGGCTATATTGGATAGCCCTGTTAGAAGTTTAGAAAGAAATACAATATATAAAAAGAATGATATTTTATCCGATGCCACCTTACCAGGTGGTTTTTTAGTTTGTGAAACTGCGGGTACCTCTGGTGCATCTATTCCAAGCGCTATTACTAATGCTGTTGAAGGTGAAAATATAACTGATGGTACAGCGATTTTTTCGGTACATTATTTCTATAATTTGGCATCGCTTATTAGCCCGGCTTTTTCGGGAACTCCTACAGCACCAACAGCTACTAAAGGGACTAATACTAAACAGATTGCTACAATGGCAGCAATTATTAATGCATTAGCAGATTATGCAAAAAAAGAAAGTCCTGTTTTAACCGGGGAGCCTAAAGCCCCTACAGCGGAAAAAGGAACAGGTGGAGATATAATTGCAACATGTGCATATGTTTTGGCAGCGTTAGAAGGAATTGATCTAAGTGATTATGCAAAAACGACAGATTTGGACGAATATGCAAAGAAAGTTAGCCCAGCTTTATCAGGAACTCCTACAGCACCAACAGCAGCCAAGACAGTAAATAATACTCAAATTGCTACAACTGCTTTTGTTCATTTGCTTGCTGGAGCCGCTAATAATGGTGGTATAGTCGATTCGTTGTTGGCTCAAAATGGCTATGTAAAATTCGCAAATGGTTTAATTCTACAGTGGGGAAATTCTGCAAGTTTGTCGGGATATGTAGCAGTATGCATATTTCCTATATCATTTACAACAACTGATTATACTGCGGTAGCTACAGGAGTAATGAGTGCTGCTGATGCAACCTTTGGCAAAGAGAATTACGTGAATAATATACTTTGGGATTTCACATCGGAAAGCCAGGTAGCTTTTCGCTTGTCGCATCTGGATCGTCCAACATTGAGATACATAGCTATTGGCTTTTGAACAGTGGGGAGAAAATGTCGGCGGAGGAGGTCAAACAGTGAGTTTACCTATATCTTTTGAGGTTGCTTTTACTGCTGTTGTTTCCGCTGACAGTTCTTGGTGTAATGCATCTTGCCATATAACGACAACTACCATCACCACAATGAATTATCAAAGCAATAAGCCTGATATTGCCCAATTAGGTCCAGTACAATGGTTAGCAATTGGTATATAGCCACAGTGGGGATATTATACGGCCGCTGTCGGAGCCATCTACACTGACGTAACCACGCCGGTATCCTTTTCCAGATGTTTTTTTGCTGCATCAATAGACATACTACTAGCCGCATCTACTACTTGGCCGGGAACTACTCAGACTGTTTGGAACATTAACGCATCTACAGCGAACAAATTGCGCTTCATTTGGGCAAAAGCTCCTATAGAATTAGACGGGGCGGTTTGGTTCGGAATATTTATTTAGACAGTGGGGATATTATGTTGAGTCACAAAATCCAACAGATTATCGTTACTGGTCTATTCCTTTTACATCCCATTATATAACGATGGCAACCAAGACATATTATGAACCTAAAGAGGAAGCAGTACCTTGGTTAGTTGGAATAGATATGCAAAAATTCATTTGCGGATATGGAGCAAACTTTATAGGGAGCAGTTATGTTTCATGTGTTGGCATAGGCTGTTAGCCACAGTGGGGATATTCAACTGTCGGCTCAGGCGCTTGGGCTTTAAAATTCAATGGTGTTTATACGGCAGTAGTTGTTGGCGCCCCTGGCTTTCCGGCAAGAGAGTTTTGTGGTTTTACTTTCGATTACACCCTTACTGGATGGAGTTTTACGGCTGGATATAATAGCCCCGTTTCATACATCAGGCCCACCACTACTGCAATTTCACTTGGCTATTGAACAGTGGGGAAAATATACCAATTCTGGTAATGATCGTGTTATAACGTATCCTATTGCGTTCAGTGAGTTATATTATGCGAATGTAATTTCACCAGATAACTGTGAAACTTTCGTCTATGGCATAAGCAACACTAATATTAATTACAGACTTTGTAATGGGTATAATGATGATCGCTGGAACGGAACACAGACGTCAAGGTTGTTCGCTGTAGGACGGTAAACAGTGGGGATATGGTAATTCTGAATCAACACAAACATTTCCTCTTAAATATCCCAATACTGTGATTGGAATTTATGGGAGTAAGAGAGCGATAAACTACGAATATACATTTGCAGCAACGAGTATTACAAATACAAATTTTTTCATGTCTACACGTAACTCAGAGGGTAGCAGTAGGGTTATAGCTTGTAACTGGCTGGCTATCGGCCAATAGCCAGCCAAATGAAACTACCAAACCATGGATTGCCGCCATAATTTTGTTTGTATACGTTGAATTTGGTGGTTGTCCAGTTACGTGGCTGTACTTCTGAATCGTAGTTTGTTGGGTTGTTGGTATCGGTGTTTCTTAGTCCGCAAAATAGGGCAAAACAAGCAGAATTAAAATTCACAGGAAATGCGTACCAACCGCTTTCTCCCTCGCTTCCGTTGTTACCAGCGCTATTAATTCCCCACTGTTTACCGTCCTACAGCGAACAACCTTG